CGAGCCGAACCCGGAGATGACTTCCTTCGTGTTCCGGGAGACGCTGATGAGCGATTTATTGATATGGGGCAATGCCTATGCGCAGATCATCCGTGACGGGAGCGGCAGGGTGTTATCTTTATACCCATTGCTCCCGGACAAGATGGAGGTTGACCGTGACGAGCATGGGCGGCTTTTCTACACCTATACCCGGAACACCGATGAGAACCCCAACTTTTCCGAATACGGGCGTGTGAGATTGAAGCCGGAGGATGTGCTGCATATACCGGGGCTTGGATTTGACGGGCTGGTGGGGTATTCGCCCATCGCTATGGCAAAGAACGCGGTGGGCATGACGCTGGCCTGCGAGGAATACGGCGCGTCCTTTTTCGAGAACGGGGCGACACCGGGCGGGGTGCTGGAGCATCCGGGTGTGCTGAAAGACCCGGCGAAGGTAAGGGAGAGCTGGCACGCTGCTTATGGCGGCTCCAGGAATGCCGGGAAGGTGGCAGTTTTGGAAGAAGGCCTAAAGTACCAGCAGATCGGGATTCCCCCGGAGGAGGCACAGTTCCTGGAGACGAGGAAGTTCCAGATAGACGAGATCGCAAGGCTGTACCGCATCCCGCCGCACATGGTGGGCGACCTTGACAAGAGTAGCTTTAGCAACATCGAGCAGCAGTCGCTGGAATTCGTGAAATATACCTTAGACCCCTGGGTGATCCGGTGGGAGCAGTCCATACAGAAAGCATTGTTCCTTCCGCAGGAGAAGAAAGAATATTTCGTGAAGATGAACGTGGACGGCCTGCTCCGGGGCGATTATGAAAGCCGGATGAAAGGTTATTCCATCGGCATACAGAACGGATTCATGTGTCCGAATGATATACGGCGGCTGGAAAGCATGGATTTGATACCCGTGGAGGAGGGTGGTGAATTTTTTCTCACCAACGGGAACCTATGCCGATTAAAGGACGCAGGGCTTTTCGGGAGAATTCCGGGGGAGCAGGGGGATTCCCCGGAGACTTAAACTGCAGGGACAGAATGATACAACGGATTTTTATATTCTATATGTGCTTTTAAGCACAGTGCAACTACAGGACGGTTGCATCGGCAGTTATACTACTGGTTCAGATACTGCACCTTGTTGTATAGGAAAAAGCCGCAGGAACGCCGTAAACAGGGCGTTTCCGGGAAAACGGTGCGGTTTTTGGTGTGCTTTAAAACACACTTAAGAATACCAGCAGGTAAGGTACGGTGATTTTAGAGGCGCTGAAACCACCCGGTGCGTCCTGAAGCCGGACAGCCGCAGGAATGCCGTAAATTGGGGATTCTTTGGGGATTGCGGGAATTGGAGGGTGTGTTTTAAAGCACACGTTGACTACTTTGAGCGGACAATTGTTCTGCCACAGATAACAAATGCCGTGTCCAGTATCAGGACAGCGGCGGTGGCGGAAGGGGACAGTTCCGCTGTCGGTAACACGATAGAATTACTTTTCCTGAACCAGAGAATCAGATTCCCCGTGTGACACTGGTGTGACGGCATCCTGCTATCACTGGAAGGGCGCGGAAAGCGCCGTAAATCGGGCATCCGTGGGGAAAAGAAAGGGTTTCAAGGTGTGCTTTTGGCACACCTTATTTAAACTGCAGGGAAACTAAGGTGTGTTATAACACAGCCTCTTTCAGGAGGCGGAAAGCGAGGATAGCAGAGAGTGAAAAGGAAGTTCTGGAACTGGATCAAAAATGACGCGGGTGGGGAGGAAGAACGCACCCTTGTGCTGAACGGCGAGATTTCGGATGAAACGTGGTACGGGGATGAGGTGACGCCTGCCCTGTTCGCAAAAGAGCTGAATGCCGGGAGCGGCAACATTACCGTGTGGATCAATTCACCGGGCGGCGATGTGTTCGCCGCGGCACAGATTTACAATATGCTCATGGAGTACAAAGGCGATGTGACCGTGAAGGTGGACGCGCTGGCGGCTTCGGCAGCCTCCGTTATCGCTATGGCAGGCACCACGGTGCTGATGTCCCCGCCAAGTTTAATGATGATCCACAATCCGATTACGGTAGCAATCGGTGATTCCAAAGAGATGCAGAAGGCGGGGGAGATGTTAAATGAAGTGAAGGAAAGCATCATGAACGCCTACGAGATTAAGACCGGGATGGACCGTAAGAAGATATCCCACCTCATGGATGCGGAAAGCTGGTTCAACGCAAAGAAAGCCGTGGAGCTGGGCTTTGCGGACGGCATCCTGCATGAAGGGGAAGGTACAGATGAATCAGGGGATGTGGCTATGGAGGGCATGATGTTTTCACGCACAGCGGTGACCAATTCCCTGCTGACCAAGCTGATTCCGAAAAAGCCGGAGGCAAAGATACCCATAGAGCAGCTTGAAAAGAGATTGAACCTATTATCACATTAAATTTATGGAGGGAAATGTTTATGAGCAAGATTTTAGAGTTAAGGGAAAAACGGGCAAAGGCATGGGAGGCGGCAAAGAAGTTCCTCGACAGCAAGCGGGGAGAGGACGGGCTGCTTTCCGCAGAGGACACCGCCGCCTATGAGAAGATGGAGAAAGAGGTAGTCGATCTTGGGAAGGAGATCGAGCGCCTGGAGCGGCAGGCCGCTATTGATGCGGAATTAAGCAGGCCCACCTCCGAGCCAATCACCAACAAGCCGAATAACCGCCCGGACGGGGAGGAAAAGACAGGCAGGGCGACTGACAATTACAGGAGGACGTTCTGGAACGCCATGCGCCGGAAGAACTTCTTCGATGTGGAGAACGCCCTGCAGGTGGGCACGGATTCCGAGGGCGGCTACCTTGTGCCGGACGAGTTCGAGCATACGCTGGTGGAGGCGCTGGAGGAAGAGAACTGTTTCCGGGGGCTTGCCACGGTGATCCAGACCTCCAGCGGCGACAGGAAGATTCCCGTGGTGGCATCCAAAGGCGAGGCGTCATGGATTGACGAGGAAGGGGCGTACCCGGAATCGGATGATTCCTTCGGTCAGGTCTCCATCGGCGCTTTCAAGGTGGCGACCATGATCAAGGTATCGGATGAGTTACTGAATGACAATGTATTCAACTTAGAGGCTTACATCTCCAAGGAGTTCGGGCGCAGGATCGGCACCAAGGAGGAGGAAGCCTTTTTCATTGGGGACGGCAAGGGCAAGCCGACTGGTATTTTAAATGCCACGGGCGGCGCTTCCGATGGCGTGACCACCGCCACGGCGAATATCACCTTTGATGACGTAATGGATTTATTCTATTCCCTGAAAGCGCCTTACCGCAAAAAGGCTGTGTGGCTGCTGAATGACACCACCGTGAAAGCCCTGCGGAAACTGAAAGACAATAACGGGAATTATATCTGGCAGCCGAGTGTGCAGGCAGGGGTGCCGGACATGATTTTAAACCGCCCTTACCACACTTCCTCCTATGTGCCGGAAGTGGCGGCAGGCAATAAGGTGATGGCCTTCGGTGACTTTTCCTATTACTGGATCGCTGACAGGCAGGGGCGCTCCTTCAAGCGTCTGAATGAACTGTTTGCGGCAACCGGGCAGGTGGGATTCCTTGCTTCACAGCGTGTGGATGGAAAGCTGATCCTTGCCGAGGCAGTAAAGACCATGAAGGTGAAGGCTTCCGCATCATCAGGATCATAAGAAGGGAGGCGGCAGGGATGGCAGTCCTGACATTGGAGGAAACGAAACAGTATCTCCGTGTTGACAGCAGTGATGAAGATTCGTTCATTTTGGGATTGATTGAGACCGGGGAAAACCTGTGTGCGGATGTGGCACGGATGGAGAAATCGGAACTGGAAGCGCATCTTCCTATGGCGCGGATTGCCGTCCTCTATGCCGCCGCCTACTTGTATGAACACCGGGAGCAGGCAGACCACGGGGAGCTGGTGGGAACGCTGCGCTCCCTTTTATTCGGCATACGGAAAGAGGTGTTCTGATGTCTTTGGGAGAATGGAAAGATAAGATCATCATTCAGAAAAGCGTGGTGGGCAATGACAAAGCCGGGAATCACATTTTATCGTGGGTGGATTATTACACCTGCCACGCCTATGTGAACAACCTTTCCGGGAAGGAGTATTGGGAGGCGGCGCAGCTTAATGCGGAAAAAGAGATATTTTTCCTTATCCGTTATTGCAGCGAAGCCGCCGCCATCGACACGGAGCATTTCCGCATTATCTTCCGGGGACAGGTCTATAACATCACGTTCATTGACAACGTGAAATATCAGAATAAAACCATAAAACTGCGGGCGGCTTTGGAAAAGAGGTAATGATGTCTGAAAGAAAAGTATCCATCGAGCAGATGGCGGAGGCGGTCATGGACGGCCTGATCGAGTATGCCGGGCTTGCCACGGATGTGATGAAGGACTGCGTCACCAAAGCCGGGAACACGGTGAAATCGGAAGTGAAAGCAAACGCCCCGGTTCGGACAGGGCAGTACAAAAAGGGATGGGCTGTGAAAAAGCAGAAAGAGACCGCCAATGCACTAGAACTGGTGGTGCATAACAAGAAAAGGTATCAGCTTACCCACCTTCTGGAGAAAGGCCATGCCAAGCGTGGCGGCGGGAGGGTGCGGGCATTCCCCCATATCGCCCCTGCGGAACGGGCGGGCATCCGGGAACTGGAGGAAGGCATCAAAAGGGGGCTGGAAGGATGAGCCATGAGGAAGTATTGAAGATGATGGAGGAAATGGGGCTGCCCTTCGCCTATGACCATTTCGTGGAGGGCGAATCCCCGGAGCCGCCCTTCCTCGTATTTTTATATCCCAAAGCTGACAATTTCGCGGCGGACGGGATTGCATATTTCAAAATAAACCAGCTTGACATTGAACTGTACACCGATCTGAAAAACCCGGAACTGGAAGAAACCATAGAGGCTGTTCTGTTAAAGCGCGGTATTTTCTATGGGAAATCGGAGACGTGGATTGAATCGGAAAAACTGTACGAAGTTTTGTATGAAATGGAGGTCTGAAATGAAGAACAACAATAAAGTGAAATTCAACATCTGCAACTGTCATTATGCTTTGCAGAAAACACAGGAGAACGGGGAGATCGGGTTTGAGACGCCCGTGGCAATGCCCGGAGCGGTTTCCATTGCCCTTGACCCCAACGGGGAGCCGGAATCGTTCTATGCGGACGGCATCGAGTATTACATCATAGCCAACAACATGGGCTATGACGGGGATTTGGAACTTGCCCTCATTCCTGAAAGTTTCCGCACGGACGTGCTGAAGGAGGAAGCGGACAATAATGAAGTGCTGGTGGAGAACGCCCATTCCGAGACGGCGGCCTTTGCGCTGCTGTTCGAGTTTGACGGCGACATCCGCAAGATACGCCATGTGCTGTATAACTGTTCCGCAAGCCGCCCCAAGATCGAGGGCAAGACCAATGAGGAGAGCCGGGAGGTGCAGACCGAGACGCTGACCATTAAGGCTAGGCCGCTGGCAAGCGGCTATGTGAAAGCCAAGACCGGGAACAGGACATCTGCGGAGACTTATGCCAACTGGTATAAATCCGTATATCTGCCGGAACCCAAAGCGGTGGATGCAGAAACAGAAGGACAGGGATGAAGGAGGCTGAAAGGATATGAGTATCGTTAGAAAGATTGAGATTGACGGACAGGATGTGTTGTTTAAGGCATCGGCGGCGATTCCGCGCATCTACAGACTGAAATTTCAGAGGGATATTTATAAGGATTTGCGGATTCTGGAAAAGAGCATCGGTGAGGGGGATGAGGAAAACTCCAACCTCGATTTATTCTCATTGGAGATGTTCGAGAATATCGCCTACACGATGGCGAAGCACGCCGACCCGCAGATTCCCAATGAGGTGGACGAGTGGCTGGACGGTTTCAACACTTTTTCAATATATCAGGTTCTGCCACAATTGATAGAACTGTGGGGACTGAACGTGCAGACGGATGTGGAGGCTAAAAAAAACTTCGCCCAACTGAGCGGGAAATGACCACGCCGCTGTTCCTTCTGCGGTGTGTGCAGCTAGGGCTTTCGATGGCAGACCTTGACCTGCTCTCCATCGGGCTTATCAATGATATGTATTGTGAAAGTATGAATGATTCCTATTCCTACGCTGTACTTGGCGATCAGGCCGCAATGGACGCATTTTGATTGAAAAAACAGCCTTTTTCTGCTATGATTGGTAGTGGAAAAGGGCTGTAAGTATGACTTACAAGTCGCAATTTATCGGAGGAAAACATTCATGAAAAAGATTACTTCAATGATTGGTATTATAATTTTTTTATTCCTTATAACATCATGTAACCATAAAGATGTTGAAGATATTTCTGCTGATACAACTCAGCAGGTAGAAGAAACTAAAAATCAACATATTGAATCGCAGGAAATTATTGAAACAGATTCTTTGAGTTGGCTTGAAATTACAGAGGATGGAGTTAATGAGGAACTTTATTTGGAAAATTTAGATGCAGAAGTATTAGAAGCAGTTGCTACGAAACTTCGAGCATTAGTTGAAGAAGAAGTCGAAGCAGAGCGGGAAAATCCAGAAATAGTGATAACTGAAGGTTGGACAAGGGTATTTGACAGTGAACAATATAATGAAGTGCTGAATATGGGTGAGTCGGCTATGAAGCCGTTATATTGGATTATCTACAAAAGTCCGAATGCGGGAATGTATGAATATATTTGTGCAACTGCATTATATGAATTGTCTGGTTATGATTTCACAAATGAGGATGGGAGTCTTACATGGGTCAATTCCAAAGAATTTCTTGATAGATTCAATGAAAAAATTTTAAGCGATAGAAAAAGATAACTTCTCATTTGCAGGGCTGATACAACAGCAGAAAAATAGAATAGAATTCTTACATAGGCACTTGCCATAACAGCAGGTGTCTTTTTTTACGCATTTTTTCAGGGAGCCTTTTGGCTTCCTTTTTTCGTGGGGAGGTGCTTTGGGTGGGAGCGTCAAGGATACAGGGCATTACGGTGGAGATCGGCGGCGACACCACAAAGCTGACCGCCGCGCTGAAAGGGGTAAACGGGGAGATACGCACCACGCAGTCACAGCAGAGAAAGTGCTTAAAGGCATCCCTTGTAATGCGTCACCGCCCGGATTTACTTGGTGAATTGATGGATTTGGAGCCGCCCGAAAGGGACGATGTGGAGGCTCTAAAGACATTCTTTGAACAGATTCAGAAGCGGGAGAAAATAGCAGCGGAAATTGCAGACGACATCTTACCATTAGATTTTCACATATATGAAATTAAGTGTCCTGGGAACTGCATAATGCAGATAGGGGTGGAAACTGTCTGGCAGGTGATAGAAGGCTCATTCAGCGGGGAAAAGAAAACCATGAAGGAGATGAAGAAGCTGTTCAGGGAAATATATCTGTATTACGGAGTCACTGCCGAAGATATAAAAAATGAGACGGAAAGGTATAAGTCACTTTTAGCGGCATTGTGTTCGTAGATGCCAGACGTTCCGGCAGGGAAGGAGTTTGCAGTGGGTATTACAGAAATAACAAAAAGCCATCAGGCGAATAGCACTGCGGCAGGGAAAGGTATCATCCAAGAAGGAATGGAAGCTGTCTGATTCCCTCCGGGAGAAGATAACAGGATGCGGCACAGAACGTCTATATGGGGAA